TGATTTCAAATGTGGTGTTATTACTACTAATGTCAAAGATTTGGATGCACGAAAATTTTCGAATTGTCCTGAATCCGTTCTTCGGCGTTTTAACCATGTTTGTGTTGAAGTGAAACCAAAATTCCGCAAGCCAGGATCTGTTAGTCTGAATGAAAAACATCCTGACATAAAGAAGAGTAAAGACGGACTTTTAACCGATGTGTGGAACATATCCATCGAAGAGGTTACCGCTTTTACTTCGCGAGAAGGCAGAATACAGTATGCATTCAAACCTATGGAGACATTCATTAATGGAAAGAAGCAAAAGTGTAGAAACTTATCGCTTCGTGAATATCTTAAGGTTGTTGTTGAAACTTCTCAAGCACATAAGAAGTCACAGGAAGATGTTGTGGCTCGCTCGAAAGCTTTTGATAAACTTGAGTATTGTAAAGACTGTTGTATGCCGAAACCAATGTGCGAGTGCAAGGAAAAAGTTGAACCACACGGTTTCGAAGTACTTGGAGATGTTGTTGCTGATTCGATTAAGAAGGGAGTTCAAAGCTATGTTAAATCATGGCTTTCTCCTGTGTCGTTTCTCAATTCACTTATGGGCTACTCTCCCATTCGTAAATTGACGACTAATCAATTGGCTAGTGAAATTAAACAAGATCTCAATACTTACGCTACCCCGTGGATAGCTGCACTCGCCCCAACCTGGTTCCACAAAACTAAGTACTTTCAAGGTGCTGTGGAAGGTTGGCAAACTTCCGCTGCTATGTATGACATGCGACGTCATCTGCAGCGGGCAGCGTTCCTCTCTTCAGCAAGCTTTGGTTATGCTGCTTACAAAAGAGATTGGACGATTGGAGCTGCGTCTGCTATAGGTAGTACTGCTGCTGGTTGTTTTCTTTATGCTGGTTATTGTGCCAGAAAGATGGTTATCAGACAGGAATATCTGCAAACGCGTGATGCTCTACCCGAGTATGTTAAGACCATTAGAGACGGATCTGTTCCAAAATTCGCTCTTATGTCGGCCACTTTAGTTATTGGTGTTAAGTTGATGGACATCTGGAATAAGAATCGCATAGCGACTCAAGCTCTGGATAATCCTGATGATATTGATCAATCTAAAGGCTGGTTTGAAAAATGGTTTGGTAGTATTGGCTTCGAATATAAAGCCGCTGCTGCCGTTAAACATACTTCTACTTCTCAAGCTGTCGCAACTTTAGACAAAAATCTATGGTGGTGTGTCTTTACAC